GAGGAATCCTGGAACGACGAAGACTAAGTTGGTTTCGTCAGGCGGCCCCCTACGCATACGGGGCAATCAAACTGGGGCGTAGTTCAGTTGGTTAGAGCGTCTGTCTTATACACAGGAAGTCGCGGGTTCAAGTCCCGCCGCCCCAACTATGCCCTCGTAGCTCAGCAGGACAGAGCATTTGCCTTCTAAGCAAACGGTCCCAGGTTCGAATCCTGGCGGGGGTACAAATTAAATTAACATGGCACAATACAAATGCAGTTGCAATGACGAGATCGTGGAAGCCACGAACGTCAGGATCAGATTCATTGACGACCAAGCTCGTCACGACATTAAGTGCGAGAAGTGTGGCGAATACATGGAAGTCGCCAACCCTAAGACTGGTGTACCATCTTTTAGACGTGATAGTCACGGACGAGTGTTTTGAATGTTCTAGTCGACATAGATGGTTATGACGATAAGGGGATTAAGATCGACCCTAACGGTACAGAAGGAGACGTACTCGAACTACACGGGCTTCTCGTTGTTCTCCCAAAGAAACCGAAGCGATCGGAGATTCTGTTCCATGATAAACCAAGGCATTTGCAAATGTGGCAGAGGACATCTATGCCAGAGGAGTTGCAAAGGATTAGAAGTATGGATGAGTGGTTCGAGAAACCTTCCGAGTTTCGAAAGAAGTTTTCTCCTTTCATCGAAAAAGAGTTTGACCGCAGGCGTAACGGTGTTTGGTTTTACAACAATGGCATCCCTACATATATCACAGGGCGACATTACATGCTTCTCCAGTGGTCGAAAATTGATATCGGATTTCCTTACTATCTTGCCTTCCAACGTGAGATCTTTCTCCACATGGCTGCGTGCGAAGCTGATCCCCGTTGTCTCGGTCAGCTATATACTAAGTGTAGGCGTTCTGGCTATACTAATATCTGCAGCTCTGTACTTGTGGACGAAGCTACGCAAGTTAAAGACAAGCTTCTAGGGATACAGTCTAAGACGGGTAAGGACTCCCAGGAGAATATATTCATGAAGAAGGTGGTTCCGATCTTTAAGTCGTACCCTTTCTTTTTCAAACCTATTCAGGATGGTACCACTAACCCACGCATGGAGTTGGCTTTTCGCGAGCCGAGTAAGAGAATCACGAAGAAGAATAAGACTTCGCAGAAGGGGGACGCTCTTAATACGGTCATAAACTGGAAGAACACCACCAACAACGCATACGACGGTGAGAAGCTACACATGCTGTACCTCGATGAGGCTGGCAAGTGGGAGAAGCCCGTTGACATACGTGAGGCATGGAGAATCGAGAGAACCTGCCTTATTGTCGGTAAAAGAGTGGTTGGCAAGGCTCTTGTAGGGAGTACTGTGAACCCCATGGACAAAGGTGGGGAAGAGTACAAAAACCTATGGGAAGATTCTAATCCAAATGAACGCAATGCAAACGGTAGGACTAAAAGCGGCCTCTATCGCCTTTTTATTCCAGCTTTCGAAGCCCTTGAAGGCTTTTTCGATCGGTATGGCAACCCCGTCATTGACGATCCGCAGGGTACCGTGCCTGGTATCGACGATGAAGACATCGACATTGGGGCCAAGACGTATCTCAAGAATGAGAGGGAAAGCCTAAAGAGCGACCCATCAGAGCTGAACGAGGTTGTCAGGCAGTTCCCCTTCACTGAAGAAGAGGCGTTCAGGGACAGCATCGAGGGGAGTCTGTTCAATGTAGGTAAGATCTATCAGCAGATCGACCACAACAACGACTTGTACCCCAACCCCGTGGTCAGGGGCAACTTCATGTGGAAGGAGAAGGACAAAGAGGTTATCTTCTCTCCAGATCCCAACGGGAGGTTCAGGGTCTCCTGGCAGCCTGAACCGTCCGACAGAAACAAAGTTGTCGAGGACAGAGGTAAGAAGAAGCCTGGCAATGCTCACGTCGGTGTCGGTGGGGTTGACTCCTACGACCTGGACCAGACGGTAGATGGCAGAGGCTCTAAAGGTGCTCTGCATCTGTACAACAAGTTCAATATGCAGGCACCAGCCAACATGTTCGTTGTGGAGTATGCGTCCCGCCCAGATCTGGCCAACATCTTCTACGAGGACGTGCTCATGGCTGCGTTCTACTACGGCTACCCGCTGTTGGTTGAGAACAACAAATACGGTATTGTGAGGTACTTTGAGTCAAGAGGGTATGACAACTACTTGCTCGACAGACCCGAGTTCCTCAAGGCTGGCTCTACGTCAACCAAGACCAAGGGTATCCCGTCTAACTCTCAGGATGTTATTCAGTCACACGCCCAGGCGATCGAGGCATACATCCACGATCACGTGGGCGAAAACGCTGAGTCAGGAGAGATGGGGAACATGTACTTCAACAGGACTTTGGAGGACTGGATCGGCTATAAAATTACCAACAGAACCAAGTTTGACTTGACAATTAGTGCAGGTCTGGCTCTTCTTGCTGCACAGAAAGTAAAGAAAGAGGTGGAGAGAGCTACCTTCTCTGACAAAGAGTTCTTTAGGAAAAACAAGATAAAAGAGTACCACCGCTAAGTTTAGTATATTTGCGGTGATGTACGCCAACCAGAACAAAACGAGTGCTGGGTTCCCCGATCCGTTAGCGTCCAAGCAGATCAAAGAAGGTCTTGCGTATGGGCTTAGCTATGCCAAGGCGATTGCCAAGCAGTGGGGTTCAACAGCTCAGGACAACTCCCTCATGAAGCGGAGGTCCAGACTCTTTGACAGAAACAGAAAGTACGCCCAGGGTACTCAGGACACAACCATCTACAGGCAGTTGCTTACAAGCCTGGACCCGAACAACGGGGACGGTAGCTTCTTGAACCTGGACTTCACCCCAGTGCCCATCCTTCCTAAGTTCGTGAGGATCGTGGTCAACAAGATCCTCTCGTCTGAGCCGTACCCCAACCTTGAAGCTGTCGACCCTCTGTCTTCCAGCGAGAAGGACATGGAGAGACGAAAGGTTGAGGCGCTCATCAGGAACAAAGAGCAGATCAAGAAGATGGAGCAGGCCAGCGGCGTGCAGGTGGCTGACATGCAGAACATCCCAGAGACTCTCGAAGAGGCTGAGATCTTCATGGGTAACAACATCAAGTCGTCTTCTGAGATTGCCGCACAGATCGGCACCAACATGACGCTGAAGTGGAACGACTTCAGTGACTCCACATACAGACGCTGTGTGAACGACTTGGCCGTCTTGGGCATGGCCGTCTCCAAGAGAAGCAACGACCCGAACTACGGCATCAAGGTTGACTACATCGACCCCGCTTCTTTCATTCACAGTTACACCGACGACCCCAACTTCGGAGACATGGTGTATGCTGGTCACGTAAAGAGCATCACCATCAGCGAGCTCAAGCGATTGGCTGGCGATCAGTTTACTGAGGACGACTACAAAGACATTGCGAAGAAGTCTGCGTCTAAGCGCAACTACGACATCTCCAACATCAACAAGTCCTCTTACGACGCCAAGAGCGATCAGTACAGATACGGGTATGACGAGTACATGGTAGACATCCTGGACTTCGAGTTCAAGACTGTCGACTGCATGTACTTCGAAGAGAAGGATAGCAAGTACGGAAACACGGGATTCTACTTCAAGGGCGATAGCTACAAAGGTCCATCAGAGTCCGTGTACGAGAAGAAAGTGTCTAAGCTGGAGAACGAAGTGGTGTATGGCGGTATGTACGTCATGGGGACTGACAAGCTGTTTAACTACGGTCAGAAGACCAACGTCCCTAAGAACATGCACGACCTGAGCAGAGTGGACTTGTCTTACTCTGTCGTGGCTACCAACCTTGAGGAGATGATGCCAAAGTCTATGGTGGATAGCTGCATTGGTTTTGCTGACCAGCTCCAGCTCACTCACCTCAAGATCCAGCAGTCAGTGGCCAAGGCTAAGCCTGACGGCATCATCATCGACATCGAGGGATTGGAGAACGTACAGCTCGGCAAGGGCGGTGAGCTCCAGCCTCTTGAGCTGCACGACATCTACGAGCAGACTGGTGTATTCTATTACAGAAGCAAGAACCCAGAAGGAGGATTCCAGAACCCGCCTATCCGCGAGATCGGGAACTCCGTGCGTAACATCAACGAGTTCATCGCTCTGTACAACCACTACCTCCGCATGATCCGTGACGCCACGGGCATCAACGAGATGATGGATGGCACCACACCGAAAGGTGAGCAGCTCGTAGGTGTGCGTCAGCAAGCTATCGCAGCTGGCAACAACGCGATCTACGACATCACCAACTCAGCCATGGTACTGTTCAAGAAGGTGTGCAAGGACATCGTCAAGTGCCTGCAGGTCATCCCGCACGAAAGCATCTTGTACAAGGCATACGAGAACGCGATTGGCACCGAGAATATCGCAATGCTGAACAGCTTCAAAAACCTGGCTATGTACAACTTCGGTGTGCAAGTGGTCAAAGAGATGGAGGATCTGGAAAAGCAGTACTTGGAGCAGAACATTCAAGTCTCGCTCGCTCAGAAGGAGCTCGACATTGAAGATGCCATCGCCATCCGCCAGCTCAAGGACATCAACCAGGCAGAGAGATTGTTGGTGATCCGCCGCAAGAAGCGTATCGCCAGCAATCAGCAAATGGCCCAGCAGAACTCTCAGATGCAAGCTCAGATTCAGCAGCAGTCAGCCATGGCAGCTGCTCAGATGAAGCAGCAGGAGGTGCAGATGCAGGCTCAGATCGACGCTCAGAAGATGCAGATGAAAGCTCAGCTTGAAATGCAGATGGAGCAGATGAGGCACGAGATGACCAAGGAGATCGAGCTTATTAGGGCTCAGGCTACCCTCGGTCGCACCGCTACTGAGAAGGAGTTCAAAGAGAAGATTGAGATCCTCAAAGAGGACCGTAAGGACGAGAGAGTGAAGAAGCAGTCTGCTGAGCAGAGTAAGCTTATCTCTCAGAGAAAAGGAGAGCGTGGTGAGCTCCAGGAGCCGACCAGTGAGTCGTCAATGAAAGAGAAGACACCTGAAGAAATCGTAAACGAAATCATCAGAAATGGCAACAGTTAATCTAGATACAGCTGTACGGCTGGATATTGTGTGCAGAAAGGGCGACTCATTTAAGTTGGACCTTGATTTTGGAAGCACACTCAGCGATCAAGATGAGTCTGATTGGAAGATGCAGGTCGCAACAAGCGACACAGCTGACGCAACAATTACTGTAGAGGGTGATAAGTCTAGCGGTACTGGATTTACCATCGCTAACAACTCTGACGGAGAAACTAACGCCCTGCTAACTGTTGAGATTTCATCTACAACTATGGCTGGTATTCCCTCTGGACTCTATGTTTATGACATTCAGTCTGACAGCGACACTGCTGGAGTCGGTGGAGGTACGGTAAAGACGCATCTTTACGGCACCTTCAAAGTGAATGAAGACATCACCAACCCAGGCGTTGCATAATGTCAGTTAAGGTTGTAACAAGCGGTTCAGACCCAATTAAGGTATCTGTAGAAACCATACCCGCCATCAAGGTCACAGCACCTGAGGTGAGTGTGATCAGCGTCAACCCGAACTACACAACGGGTCAGCCTGGAGCGGCTGGACCTGAGGGGCCACAGGGTCCAGCTGGTAGCGACGGAGCTGGTGTCCCATCTGGTGGTGACGAGTATCAAGTCGTCAGAAAGGGCAACGGCGACACCACTGAGTGGGCCTTTGCAGATAGAGTCTTTATTGCAGCTCGATTTAGTGAAGATGTTTCTGAGGGTGATCCAGTCTACGTGAGTGGATTTCACGGGTCAAACGGCCCTATCATCGTTTCTAAAGCGGACGCCTCTGACTCTAGCAAGATGCCATCAATCGGCCTTGCAACCCAGGACTACTCTCAAAACAATGAGGGTGATGTGGCTTGCATTGGAAGCCTGAAAGACGTCGACACTGACTCGTTCAGCGTAGGTGACGTGCTTTACGTCGCTTCTGGAGGTGGACTTACAAACACCAAACCTACTGGCACGAATCTTATTCAGAATGTGGGTAAGGTCGGCAGGTCCAATCAGAACAACGGGGAGATTGTCGTTATGGCTATTGGCCGTTCTAACGACGTTCCAAACATCCCAGATGGTCAGGCGTGGATTGGTAACTCAAGCGGGGTGGCGACACCAACAACGCTTGCTGATGTGGCTACGTCTGGCGCCTACAGTGATCTCACTGGCACGCCAACCATCAATAACAACGTCACAACTGACATCACGATCTCTCGTGGAACGGACACGGTTACTGTAGAGTCTAGTGATGGCACCGACGGCATCATTGAAGAAGCCACAGGGTCTAAGGCTGGGGTGATGACGGTAGCTATGCACGACAAGCTTGATGGCATTGATGCCAACGCCGACGTGACCGACTCCACAAGCGTCGGGAACGCAGGCGCTGTCATGGACGCTGACTTTAATGAGGAGGGACTGATGAAGCGCAACGCTTCTTCTGGAAGCTACAGCATTGTTACTGACACCGACGGGATTGATGAAGGCACAACCAATCTGTTCTACACAGAGAGCAGATTCAACGCATCTTTAAACGGGTCAACAGCTCTCAGAGATGCCGACTTTGGCTCTGCTGGAATGATGAAGACAGATGGATCTGGAACCTACTCTGTCATTACTCCTGGCACAGGACTTGCTTTTGATGGAACCACCATTGATGTTAGCGCAAACACTACGCTGTCTGTAGATCAGAACAGCAGTGATGTTGAGTTGAAAGTCACTGGACCAAGCGGAACTGAGAGCTCTGCAATTACTTTTGATGCTGGCACTAACATTTCCCTTACTGAGGCTGGAAACAACACGATTACCATTGCGTCTACTGCAAGCGGGGGTGGAGCTGAAG